CTATGAGCCAGTACGAGCGTGAAACCGTACCTCAGAAGCAGCCCGCTGCCTGCAGTCTGTCCGGCATCGTGGAGGACGAGTGGTACGTTCGCCTCTACACCAAGGACGCCAAGCGCGGATCTATCCTGATCGCAGGGAAGATCTTCGATGAGATTGCAAAGCACTTGGGTTATTCTCAGGATACTTCCAAAGAGCTAAGGAATAAAATCAGTGACTTGGCCCCTAGCCTTGACAGTCTTGTCGGTGAACTCGCTTATCACCGCGTTTATTTTGCTAACGTGGAAAATCTCGCGAGCGTCACTAAACAACTTGAGCAGCGCATTGCAGAGCTGTCTGATGTCGTTGGAGGAAATTCTAAAGACTCAGCTAGACCACCAGCAAAGCCTGCTAAACCGGCTATCTAGCCACAGTTGGTCCGAGTTCGCGGCTGCGGAACGATCCATGTCAATCTTAACTCCTCAGGAGATTGACTTTAGCGATCCTGACGCGCTGCATGAGGAAGGTGGCGAGATCCTAGTTGATCTCGCTGCCTTCCTCAAGTCCCTAGAAGGAGATGACGAATGATCTCGATGGAGTCATCTCCCCAGGAGATCGTTTCCTGGGTAAACACGGAGTTCGATCAGGCAAAGACTGCACGAACTTCATTTGAACGCCAGTGGTACACCAACATTGCTTTCTACCTTGGGAAGCAATGGGTGACCTGGGCGCAGTCTGGTTCGTTCGCCAACGCTAAGTTGGTTGAGCCTTCGGCACCACCGTGGAGAGTTCGACTCACTATCAACCTCCTACGGTCTTATGTTCGACGGGAGCTGGCCCGACTATCGAACAACGCTCCTCGTGGATATGTCATGCCATCCACGAGTGACGGTGCGGACCAGGCTGCTGCACGCGCAGCAGAAAGCCTGCACTCTTACCTTATTGAGTCTACAGAACTCGACGTACAGGAAGAGATCGCAGACCTCTGGTGCATCCTTACGGGTAACGGCTACCTTAAAGTGTATTACTCCGAGGAAGTAGATCCAGCAACGGGGATGATGGGAAAGATCTGCGTAGAGCCGATCTCCCCCTTCCATCTTTTTGTTCCTGCGCTTGATGAACCCCGACTTAACAAGCAGCCGTGGGTAATGCACGCAGCGGTCAAGAGTCCCGATTGGGTCTACTCGACTTACGGTATCGAGATGAAGCCGGAAGATAAAGCCGGAACCGATCTTCTTGAAGAGCGCCTGTTCAACGCAATGGGCATCACCGACAAGAATGCAACAAAGAAGGGCATCCTTGTTAAGGAAGTTTGGATCGCTCCGTGCGCTTCGTTCCCTGACGGCGCACTATGCGCCGTAGCGCAGGGCAAGCTTCTCGGAGACTCGATTTCCCCGTGGCCCTACGCTCACGGCCACTTCCCCTTTATCCCTCGGATTCATACTCCAACCAACCGCTTCTACGGATCGTGCTTCATCGACGATCTTATTCCGCTACAGAAGGAATACAACAAGCAGCGGTCTAAGATTGTGGAGTCGGTCAACCTAATGACCAAGCCACAATGGGTTGTAGAGAAGGGCACCGTAGACGTTCGTCAGATGACGAGCGAGCCAGGTGCAATTATTCAGGTGATCCCTGGAGCTTCGCGGCCTCAGCAAACACAGCTTTCTCCCCTTCCCAGCTATGTGCTGGACAATATCCAGCGCGTACGGGAAGAGATGAACGAGATCGCTTCGCAGAACGAAGTGAGCAAGGGCACCGTTCCAGGCCGCGTAGAAGCGGCCACGGCAATCGCGTACCTACAAGAACGCGACGATTCCGCTCTTGTTCCAGCTATTCGCTCTAAGGAGCGTAGCTATCAAGAGGTGGGACGCCAACTCCTTTCGCTGGTTGTTCAGTATTGGGACGCACAGCGAACCATTCAAGTTGTAGGAAAGAACGAAAACTTTGAAGCGTTTCTTCTTTCTGGCGCAGATCTCCGAGGAAACACAGACTTCCGTGTAGTTCCCGGATCAGCAATCCCTGTCAGCCGAGCTGCTAAGAAGGCAGAGCTGATGGAGCTAATGAAAATGGGTGTAATTCCCGCTCACAAGGGTCTAGCCTATCTCGATATGCCTGAACTCGGTCGCTTGTACGAAGAACTACAAGCAGACGCGCGTCAAGCGCAACGAGAGAATCTAAAACTTATGCAGGGGGTATTTGCTCCTGTAGAAGTTTGGCACGACCACCTGGCTCACCTGGCTGAACATACAGATCAGATGAAGCGTGAAGAGTGGGAGAATGCGGACGAACAAGTTAAGTACTTGTTCCGCCTGCACAATTACATCCACCTCAAGTTCCTAGTTATGAGTTTCGGTCTACAACCGCAGGTTCAAGAGATGACAGATCCGATGAACCCAGGCGCGATTGATCCGAATTACGAAACTGAACTTTGGAGGCTGGCAACTCTGCTACAAGTTAGCGGAGGCACACCGCCACAAGGAGGACCTCAGCAGTAATGCCGTGGAATTCTGGCGACGCAAAACGTTTTAAAAAAGACGTACAGAATCCATCCCGTTGGGCATCAATCGCTAACGCAATCCTTAAGGAAACTGGGGACGAGGCAAAAGCGATCAGGATAGCCAATACCAAAACGAGGTCTAAGATCCAATATGGAAAATGAACTAGGCGAATCAGAAGGCTATGAAAGCTCGGACGGTTATGAGTATTCGTCCGAGCCAGCTCAAGAAACTTCTGAACCGCGACTCAGCGGTTACGCCAAGAGTTTCCTAGAGACCGTTCCTGAAGAGCATCGACCCGTACTGCAGAACTATCTCCCACAGTGGGATAGTAACTTTACAAAGTATGCTCAGAAGGTGCAAGGCGAGCTAAAGGGCTATCGCGAACTAGGCGATTACGAAACCCTTACAAACAGCCGTCGTCTCTACGATACTCTACTAAACCAACCCCAGGTAATTTATGATTATCTGGTAAACCAAGGCTATGGCAAGCAAGAAGCTAGAGCTATTGCCGAAGAAATGGGAAGCTCCGAAGAGCCAGACCCGACAGAGCAGCGACTTGCAGAATATGAGAAGTACATCGCTGCTATGGCGTCATGGATCCAGAATCAGGAAACCATGTCGCAGGAAGCCTATGAACGGGAAATGCTGGAAACCACTATGGAAGAGCTAAAGCAGCAGTACGGCGAGTATGATCGCACTTGGGTACTGCGTGCAATTGCTGCCGGGGCAGATCCAGAAGAGGCTGTTCAAGAATTTCACCAACTCGTGCAGAATGTTGTCAATCAGCGCGCTAAGGCACCTGCACCAAAGGTATTGAGTGGATCCGGGCTTCCTCCTGTAAACAAACCGGATTTGGCAAACGCATCTTCTAAGGACACTAAGGACTACCTTACGAAGATGCTCTCAGAAATGTCTAGGGAGTAATTAAGATGGCAAACGTAACTCTTACGTCCATCTCGTCGCTGCTCAAGGAAGTCTACGAGACGAAGATTCCTTCGCAGCTTCAGGATGAGATGATCCTCGGTAAGCGGATTGAAAAGTCCTCCGAGGGTGTAGTTGATACCACTGGTGGTAAGTACGTTTACTTCCCCGTAATCGTAGGCCGTAACCAGGGTATTTCGTACCGTGCTGAGGGCGAGGCTCTTGGCGATCCCGGTGCGGCAAAGTACAACCAGGCAAAGGTCACCCTTTTCCACGGTTATGGCCGCGCTCGGTTCAACGGTCAGATTTTCGATCAGACCGCAAAGAACCCGCAGGCTTTTGCTCAGGCAGCCGATCTTGAGATGGAGTCGCTTAAGACTTCGCTTCTTAAGGATCAGCAGCGGATCCTCTACGGTGATGGCACTGGCCTTCTCGCCGCAGTTTCCGCAGCCACCTCGCCTGCTGCAAACACCGTAACTGTAGGTGCTTCTGGTACTTACTGGCTTGAGGTTGGTCAAGTAATTGACATTCTCACCCGTTCGACGGGTGCTGCCGTTGCAACGGGCCGTACTATCACCGCAATTAACTACACCACTGGCGTAGTTACTTTCGACGGTGCAACCGTAGCTACCGCTACGACCGACGGTATTTACCGGGCAGGTAACTACTCGTCTGGTACGCAGCGTGAGCCAAACGGTCTTGCCAAGATCGTTGCTTCGACTGGTATTCTTCACGATATCAACCCCTCTTCCGAGCCAAAGTGGGCGGCCGTTTCGGTCGCTCTTGGTGGCTCTCTTACCGAAGAGGCGATGATTAAGCGGTGTGACGAAGTTCGTGTAAACGGTGGGAAGATCTCCGCGATCTTCACTTCGCTTGGCGTGCGTCGTGCATACTTCAACCTGCTTCGTCAGGATCGCCAGTTCGTCAACACTCAGACCTTCGATGGCGGTTACACCGGTCTACCGTTCAACTACGGTACCGAGATTCCCGTCGTGGAAGATCCTGATTGCCCGGCTTCGACAATGTATTTCCTCACCGAGAAGGACCTTACGATCCGGCAGACGAAGGATTGGCACTTCGACGACCGGGACGGTAGCATCTTCAAGTGGGTCGGCGGCTACGATGCCTACGACGTCATGATGAAGCGTTACTGGAACGTTTCGACCTACCGGCGTAACGGTCACGCAGTAATGACCGGTATCACCGAGGCGTAACAAACCTTACAATTTAATAGGGCTCCAGCCCTCCGATCGAGGGAGAGTCCGTGGGAGGTTATGGCCCCACGGACTCTCCCTCTTTTCATTTAGGACTATGCAAAATCTAAATCTAGAACAATATGTCATTATTGCAGGCCAAGCCTTTGAGCGCGATATGCTAGGAGTTGTAGAAGAAATCCAATATCGCTGGCCCAATCTTCGAGTTCAGTACCTAGATCCTAGTCGAGCAAGCGGGATTGTAGACGCTCCGTATCAAATCGTAGAGCGCACACAAGATGGACGAGAGCGAGTCGTTCTACAGGTGTGGAACATGGACAGTTCTGTTCTAGATAAGCTGCACATGATGGACCAAGCGAACGTCGATGTGCAGAAGTTGTACGACGATCAAGTAGCAAAAGCACAGGCCGAGAAGGACGCAAAGAAAGCCGAAGAGGCTGGCGTCAATCAGGACCTGCTTGCTACAGGAATGAAGCATCTTAGCTCCGGTAAGCTTCGGTTTACCTTCCGTGACGAAGAGTCCGGCGATCTAAAGGTTGTAAAGAATGGCTAACGTAGCAGTAACCCACACTGTAGTGCATACCGCTGCCGCAAACTACGCAGCGCCCGACAAAACTCCGCAGCTAATCAAGTGCAAGAACCTCGACAACACCCATACTCTTTGGGTAGCTCTTTTTGACGGTACAGTGGCCGCTCAATTCGGAGACGAGTGCGAAGCTGTAGGTCCAGGCGAAGCAGTAGTGCTTCCTTGGCGGACTCAGTATAGCATGATCGCAGATGGCGGCAGCATTAAAGTAAATCTCGCTGCACAGCAGGGTCGATAATTGTCACGCCCCGATTGGTATTCAGTTCGGGGCCAGAAAGGACTAGACGGTCCTGTAGGTCCGCTCGGTCCTGTAGGACCCCAAGGAGATATCGGTCCTCAGGGAGCACAAGGCCCGCAAGGTTCTACTGGCCCACAAGGTAGTCAAGGTCCCCAAGGAGATTTCGGTCCACAAGGAACTCAGGGAGTTCAGGGACCACAAGGAATTCAGGGACCACAGGGAGATATTGGACCGCAAGGACCACAAGGAAACTTGGGTCCACAAGGTCCGCAAGGAGATATTGGTCCGCAAGGTAATACTGGACCGCAAGGTCCGCAGGGTGACGCTAGTACGGTCCCCGGTCCGCAGGGTGCTACAGGGGCTACAGGGGCGCAGGGCGCTAACGGAGCACAAGGGGCGCAGGGTCCTGCTGGACCGCAGGGTGACTACGGCCCACAAGGCTCACAGGGGCCTCAGGGGGCACAGGGAGCACAAGGTCCACAGGGTGCCGCCGGTACTGATGCACAGCTACCGTCAGGTACTGTTACCGCCTACGCCGGTAGTACCGCTCCTACAGGCTGGCTGCTTTGTTACGGTCAAGTAGTAAGCCGTGCATCTTACCCAAATCTATTTACCGCAATTGGAACTGCCTACGGTGTAGGCGATGGATCAACCACTTTCGGACTCCCTGATTTACGGGGTCGAACGGTAGCTGGTCTAGACAACATGGGTGGAACCGCAGCAAATAGACTTACTTCTACTACAATTACTGGTGGTGCAACAACTCTAGGTAATAGTGGTGGCGCGCAAACGCACACGTTGACTGGAGCGGAGTCCGGTACAAGCTCTCACACTCACACCCAGAATAGCCACGGACATACCCAGAACTCTCACTTGCACTATGTAGACTACACTAGCGTTACAGGCGGAGTGCTTAGCGGCTTTGTTCTTGGACAGGCCGTGGCTAATCTTGCACAAACCGGAAGCACGACAGCTACAAACCAGAGCACTACTGCTACCAATCAAAACTCTACGGCCGCAAATGCGTCTAGCGCGCATAACAACGTGCAGCCGAGCATGGTTCTAAACTACATTATTAAGACCTAGGAAGTTATGCCAGTAGTCAACTTAAGAGATGGTTGGATTATTACTGAGCCGCCCAATCCGATGCCTGACGATGAGTTTGCGTGGAGAACTTTAATTGTTAGGCAGGGGGCGCTAGCGGCTTCGGATTTCCAAATGCTTCCAGATGTTGTGTCAGACAAGATTGCATGGGAAGCTTATCGGGCAGCCTTGCGAGACGGCCCAGCAATTCTAGCAACACGAAACGGGGACGAAGTAACTATCCCTGATCCGCCAACATGATTTCTGTCATCACTCCAACTTACAATACGCCTCCCGAAGTTCTGGCTCGTACATGGGCTTCACTCAAAGCCCAGACTTTCACAGACTGGGAGTGGGTTGTGTGGGATGATTCAGAAGGGGAACAGGTGTGGCGACAACTGTACGGCTTCGCCTCAGATGAGCGATACAAGCTGTCTGCCCACCGTTCTCTCATTCATTCTGGTAAGATCGGAGAAGTCAAGCGTAACGCCTTCATGGTTGCCGATGGCGACATTCTAGTAGAACTGGATCACGATGACGAGCTTACCCCCGACGCTTTATCAGTTCTGGATATCGCGTTTTCTGACAAGACTGTAGGCTTTGTCTACTCAGATTGGTGTGAGATTCTGCTTTCAGGAGAATCGGGAATCTATCCGGATGGGTGGGCTTTCGGATATGGATCGCATTACTGGTGTGAAGAACACAACGTATGGGCAATGAAGGCACCGCCTATCAACGCTACAACGATCCGACACATTGTATCTGCTCCAAACCATGTAAGAGCATGGCGAGCGAATGTCTACCGTAAGCTAGACGGGCACGATCCTCAGCTACCTGTAGCCGATGACTACGAGCTTGTAGTGCGAACGGTTCTAGAAACAAAGTATCATTATATTCCACAGATGCTGTATAAGCAGCACATTGGGCCAGCAACAGCCCAGCGAACAAGAAACGGTCTGATTCAGACTCTAGTCGCAGAGATTGCGAGCGAATACGATGAGCGAATCACAGAAAAGTTTGGAGAAAGAAAGTGGCAGTAGTAAACTGGCAGAAGGCTATCCTTCTTGGTCTAAGTTTGGTTGCAGTTGTGGTTCTTGGTATTACCGATGTGCTACCCCCAGAAGCCGTTTCTGGCGCTCTTATGACGGTTCTTGGGTATGTGGCAGGCAACACCGTTGGCGCCAAGAAGTCTGACCC